CAAACTGGGCTATATTCTTTATTTACCAAAATTTTTTCGCCTTTGCAACGTACAAATCGCAAAACAGCAAAACCATTAATCATTATAGGCTGTTCTATAACTTCAAAACCTATGTAATCTAACCATTGTAATGTCTTAGCATGGTCAGCAGGTACTACATTTTCTAACTGATAATACTTGTTTTGAAAGTAATCTACTACTGGTACACACCATTTAAGAAACTTTCTTTGTATTTTGTGTATATCATATGTACCTAATGCCCATATCTTTCCTATCATATTATCCATAATAGGATTACAACCAAAGATAAATGCAGGTTGTCCATCAACCATAACAGTAAAACATTCTCCATTTGGCTCACGAATACCTGCCATCAAAGCACGAAAAGGTGTAGCACCATGTATCATGCACTCTCTAACATCTGCATCTCTCATATTATTTTGCAGATAATTTAAATGTTTAATATGTGATTTGACTATAGGATATCCATCATAGATACCCTCACCATTAAATTCTCTTAAAGCCATCAGTTATTTCTTGAACATATGCTTTATCTCTTCTTGCAGGATCATAGTATCTAGGATCTCGCATCTTAGCCATAAGATCTTCAATCGTAACTTTAGATGGTGATGATGCTTGAGCATTTGGTGTAGCTTGTTGCATTGATCTTTGTATAAGTTCTAATGCTTTTATACCTTCAGCACTTGTGCCAAGTTCAGCAACAGCATCTCTTAGATCTTCAGGAAAAAATTTATTAACAAATAACTGTGTAGCTTCTACTCTTGCATTTGCATTATCACCTAAATCTTTTTTTACTTGCTCAAGATCAGGTTGATTACTACCAGTATGCTCTGCCCATTTAGTTATGCCTTCATTAAACTCTTCTTGTGATAGACCATTATCCCAAGAATAATCTGCCCACCATTTAAGTAATGGATTAGTAGCCGCCTCACCTTCATCAAGTATTTCAGGTATCTGATAATCACCTGCACTAGCAGGTCTATTAGCATAGGCTTCTGTTTCTAATTCTTGTAAAACATTAGCTTTTATATCTTCTTCTTTCTTGCCTTTCCATGACTCTAACTCTGAATATGACTTAGCCATATCTTCCCATGTATTAAACTTTTCAGGTAAGCCTTCAGGTCTTGTTGGTTCAGCTACAGACTCAGTAGTTGTGGGAGGTACACTAGCTTCTGTTGGGGTTTCTGTAGCTGATTCTGTTGGTGTAGCTTGTTCTTCACTCATTTCTTTATCCTTTGTGCATGGTTGATTCTCTTAACTATTAAAGCCACTAAATATCGTTGCCCTTCCAAATGTCTAAGTTCTGCATCTGAAATATTAGCACCACTAACTGCTTCGACAGTTATTGACTTTAAATACTGTAACATCTCCAAACCATTTGGAGTTTTAAATACTGATTCTATAACTTTGGAAATTTGTTCATCTTGTTCTTTGGGTCTAGGGTATCCGTCAACCCCCAAGTGCTGAGGCATTAGGTAGTTCTCCTTGTTGTTGCATCTGTTGCATCTGCTGTGCCATCTGTACTAACTGTTGTCTTTCATCTGCATCTCTAATTAAATTATCAGGTACACCAAACTTCTTTGCTAAATAAAGTGCAGTTTCTTCTGATGATATCAGAATATTTAATATCTCAGGACCGAATGATCCTGCCACAGTTTGTAGGAAACGATTAAGAGAAACAATATCTTGATTGCTCTGTGCTTGTGCTAGGGGAGAAACACTACGAATTTTAACTTCCCTACCATTGACTGTTGGCATTTCTATTCGACCCTGCTTCTGTAATATGTAGACAACTCTTTGTAATAATGGTTGCACCATCTCAGATTGCAGTCTACCAAATGCTGACCCTATCTTTCTTGATAGATCTGCCATACGTTCTGCAACCTCTGTAGCTGATGCAGGTGTTCTATTAGGATCACCTAACATATCATTATACAAAGCTCTCTTTATATTATTCCTCATATCATTTAAAATTAAGTTAGCTACATCAAAAGAACCTGCGGCTCTAATAGGTTGCAAACCTTGCGAGTTTGGTGCTTTTGGAATGACTGTGCCAGGGACTAAATTTATTGTATCAACATTTATTACACCATCATCATCTATCTGATAGATACCTGAAATAGCCATCTGTGCATTTTCTAAAATCATTTCTATAGTTAGATTGCAAGTTTTGATTGCACTAAGTGCATTTAATGCAGGACCTCTGCCATATATCTCGCCACTAGCTTTACTCCATCTAAATGCAATAAAAGGATTAGAGCCAACACCTTTGTATGTTTCAGCCATAATCATTTCTTTATGACCTTGATCTATGATATAATATCCATACTTTTCTTCATTAGGATCATCATATAATCTACATGATACTTCTAGTATCTTTGTTTTACCATCAGGATTTCTAGTAATGTTTTCTAACATTCTTGGTGTAAACACACCATTAGGATATGCAACAATAAGATCTTCGTTCTTAATATCTCTTTCACGATAAACATGATCTACTTTACCATCAGGTCCAGTATCTAATACTACATGAGGCAATGGTATTGATTGAAACCTAATAGGATTAACTGCATCACCTTCCATTACACAAAGCACAGCAGTACCAAGTGCCAAATCTATAAAACATTCATGTATCTCTTGTGCAAAGTTTGAAGTCTGTAATACTTCAAATACATAATCTGTTACTGTATCTAGTGCATTATTAACGTCATCTTTTTCATCTTCAGGAACTTCTTGACCAGTAACAAAGTCTGCCCATCTAGCAAAATTTGGTGTCAATCCAGACTGTAATCTTGATGCAAACTCTTGAATACCTACAACTGCTGTTTCATCAAATATTCTGTCATCTCGTCTTTCGCCTATAGTAACAGTCTTAAAACCTTGACGTTGTGGCAAACAGAAATCAAATATTTCATCATAAACATCTTCAAAATGTAATCTATGAGCCTTTGCTTTCTCATAGTTTTGAAGTAATTTTTCTACAGTTTTTTCGTGCATTACATATCGTATTCGTTATAAAAACCTATGCCACCACCTGAGCCTCGTAGCAATGATCTTCTACCAGTACCCTTTCTTTTTGCTGTTACATTTTGTTCAAGTACTTCTTGTCTAGCATCTGCTCTTTTTACTGTTTCTACTTCTTTTTCAGCTTCTCTTTCGAGTTCTGCTTCTTTCTCTTCCTTTGTTGGAGGAGGAGGACTTGATCGACCACTAGGTAAACACATTAGGATCTCCTTACATTCTTGCCCATAACCCTACTCGTCTTTGAGGTTTTGCTCTGCGATTAAAGACATCATAATCTACTCTAGCATTAAATGTTTCTATTTTTTTATTCATGCCTAGTACCTGCCTTCCCTCACCTGAACCCAACATCAAATACTGTAAAGCATCATGGATATGTGAGTATCTATCTTTAAGAGGTTTATCTTCATATCGTTCTCCTGACACCTGAAGTCTACGATATTGATAACCTCCCTCAAACCCTTTTACCAATTCTTTGCACCTAAAGTCAATTAAAATCCCTGATAAGCCATCTACCATTCTATTTAATACAGATGCTACAGACTCTATTCTTAACGCAACATCATTGCTTTGCGTAGGTCTAGCAGTCAATCCTGCACCTCGCAGTATCTGAAAAGGTGTTGATTCATCTGTTTGAGATCTAAAATCTCCTGCAGGATCTCCATATATATGCACCTCACAGTTTGCATATCGTGTTGCTATTTCTGCACGAAGTAACTCTGCAAACCTAACAACCCCCATATCAAAAGCTACAATCTCTTGTAGTATGTTCCATCTACCTCTAACTTTTTGACCAAAGACTGCCGCAGGTGTAAGACCAAAGTCTAAACCAATATATACTGGCACACCATCTGCTACTGGTATTTCTTCTTTTGCAACATGAGTATCAGCCACAAACATATTATAAACTGGCTTACCATCTTGAATACTACCAAGCCTATTCATAACATATACATCTATCCAAGACTTTGTTTTACCTTGCACCAAGTTAGGATAATATGACTCTAATATATTTTTACTATTCTCTGCTTTTTTATTTGGTTTGTATCCACTTACAACACCATCATCATCTTTTTCTTCTATCATACCACTAGGCTGTGTAAAGAATTGCCAGTTATCAGGCTTTATCAACATACGACTTTCTTCTAAAGTTATATGGTCTGGAACTGGAACTTCGCCTGACATAATAGACCACCAATGATCTTCTTCAGGACTATTAGTATCACAGATAACACCTGACCATGTAGCACCACCATCTTTTACACTAGGGTATCTGCCAACTCTCATAGTACAAGCATCAATAATAGACTTCGGTATTTCTCTAGCCTCGTTAACCCATACTCCAGTAAGTTCTAATGATAATAATTTTTTAACATCTTCAGGTCTATCAAGTGCAAGAAATATAACTTCCATATCAAGATCACCTGCTGTGATCATATGAGTATATGGCACAGACCAAGCAAACTTACCCCATTCATTTTCAGGAAACCAATCAAGCCAAGTCTTTATAGTTGTAGTTCTAAGTTGTGGATTAGTATTTCTTATGATTGCCCATCTGCTTTTTCGTTTGCCTGACTTATCTTTTTCCTGCATCAAGGCTCTTCTGAATATTTCTATACTACAAGCAACTGACTTGCCACTACCAACTGGACCTCTGATGCCACGAAAAAATGTATTATCTTTCATAAATGCTTTTAGTACAGCACCATCAGGTTTATATTTAAACTGTATCAATTTTAGTATTAACTCCAATTCTTAAAAGAGTTTCTACAGTTTCAGGACCTATGACTGCTATAACTTTATCTGCTTCCCTATCAGTACAGAATTGTTCAGGGTGATGTTTAAGGTGTACTCTTTTAACAACCTCTCGAAGTATTCTTCTCTCTTCAATCTTTAATGTGTGTAGAAAGCTCATTCTGTAACCTACGAGTAGCTTCTGTATTTTTTCGTTTTTCTTGCAATCGCTTTTGGCTGTTTAGATACTTGTTTACCTCTTCTAGTTGCCTCTCGCTTTTTAGCCGTAGAGGCGGCATATTCACTGGCAGAAAGAGCCTTAATCGCTTTCTCAGGTAGATAACGTTCACCAGTAGCTTTTGGTCCTTGTGTACTAGGTTTACCTGATTTAGTTCTCCATTTCTGTCTTGTCCATGCACGAAGTGATCTCTGTGATTTAGATAGTGCCATTATGCCTGAGCCTTTCGTATTTTATTTTTACCTCTTTTAAAAATATTTACAACTGCTCTTTTCTTCATAACCTTTGCTCGTTGCTCTCCAACAGTAAGTATCTGTATCTTTCTAGCAAAAGGTTTCCTAACTCTCATGACTTTTCTAACAGTAGCACGAGCATCAGCAGGGGTAGCAAATTTTATAGACACAGTATCTTTTGGGTTTTCATCTGTGTAAAGTCTGCGACCAGTACCCTTTGGTTTCTTACCAGTTCCTACCTTTGGATCTGCCATTATCTATAGCCACCACCTTTAGCCTTATATTGTTTGGCTAACATCTGTGCTTTACGAGCAGACCACTGTCCTGCCTTACCACCTTTTGTACCTGCCTTGATTCTATTGAACAATGCTTTCCTCATAGTGGGTTTGGTATAGTTACCTGCCTCGTTGACTCTACTCTTTGTCATTACTTTTTCTTTTTAGCTTTCATAATTTTTTGCTGAAGCTGTTTTGGTAATGTCTTTTGCTTTGCAGTAAGACCCCCACCCATTTTCTTTTTAGGTGGTCTACCTCTTGTTGATCCGTATGTTCCTTTACCCATTGGCATAGTTCTCTCCTTTTCTGCTTGTTGGATTTTTATAAACTCATACTTATTTCTTCTTTGCCTTATTTCGTTTAGTAATTGCTCTAGCTTTTGCACGAGCATCTGCACTACTTGATGCACCCCATTGACGAAGCGATAATAACTTTCTCGTAGGTTTACCTTTGGAATCATAATCTGGTCCTTTCGAAGCACCCATTCTAGCTAAGAAACTTGCTCGTCTGGGATTGTCACCACTTTTCACTGGTGCTTTTAATGTGCCACCAGTTTGCTTTTTATAACTGGCACGACCCTTAGCATTTAATCCACCTTTGGGGTTCTTACCTTCTTTTCTTTGCCATGCAGGTGTCTTAGCCATATCGAACCTTTTTAACTATTAATGTTAGTGTAATACCATGTCATAGTATGTAGCAACAGTTTTTTACCCCCCTTGTCATGTCAGGTCTATGCTCACAGAGATGTTGCCTTGCACTAGCGACATACTCTTCTCGACTGGTTTGTACCCTGCTCTGTCAAGTATGTCCTTAGATGCCTCAAGCTGTACGTACTCAGACTTAGCACTTTGCGCTAAGTCAAGTACTCTTTTAGATGCAATCGTAGCATTGATACCTATACTCTGTCTTACCACTTGTTGCATATACTCTTGAACATGAGGCAATCGCAAAGTCTTACTGGCTGTCACTCTTCCTGCTTCGCCGTCTGCGTATCCAGCCTTTGCACTTGCCTCTTTGATACTGCAACCTAATGCTACGATAGTATCAACTAAGGACTTCTGTTTCTTAGTTAGCTTAATCTGATTTAACAAGAGAACCCCCCTTACCCCCCTTTTATGGATTAGCTAATTACGAATGTCAAGGGTATTCTAGTTCTCTTGATAAATCAGATACTTAGCTGTAGAAGTCCTTAGATGATACTGCTTGGACTAGCAGGGTTAGGAGTTGTTGGTGTTGTTAGATGGTAGCCGAATATTAGGTAAGACTTTTGCTTCCGTAGTCCTTCGATACAATTTGTAGACGTCTGGAATTTACAGTGTTTGTGCATTTCATTCTCTTTTGGTGTTCTGTGCCACTCTAAAGCTATGCCATAAAGGTCTGAGTCAAAACAAATGGACGTATCCCTAAAGGGACCCTCGTCAATTTGTTTGGACTCTCTTTCCGAGTTTCGCTTCAGCGAAACGCTTTTAGTATTAGACCTTCTTATGGCTTAGCAAGAGTGTCATATAACAACCAAAAGGAGAAAGAAAATGACAAGTACAAACACAGTAAATTACGCAGAAGTCTTAACAAATCATATCTCAGGTACTTCAGCGAAAAGTCTTACCCAATATTCTCAGAAGAGATTAGATGGTATGAAGAAATATATATTTATATCTAATATGGGTAATGTAGATAGAGCATATAATAAGATAGATGCTGAATTGAATGCTTGTAATGCTTATATGAAAGCCGCCGCAGAAGCAGATTTTGAAGCTGATGCAAAGGGTGGCTATGGTCAAGGATCTCAGGAGTTGATCGAGCAGTATGGTTTCCGTGGTGGAGTCAAAGATGTAACGATAATGATTGCTGACTTGATTGCTGTTCGTGATGTTATTGAGCAGTTCTTCCATGCAAACAATGATGACTTTGAACAGATGTTTGGTTCTAAGTTCAAGCCTAATTGGATTGGCAAAGATGCCGACACCCCAAAGTCATCAGAGCCACTTTCTTCCAAGGAGAAAGCTGAACTCAAAAAGAAATATCTTGGTGCATAAGCACCAAGATTATCTCTCACTCTTACGAGTGAGAGATATCTTTTTGCTAATGAGGTGTTTATATATTACTAGTACAAACCTTCGAACCACTTCGTGGTTCTCGGTTTGTTTTCTAGTCACTACAAACTAAGACGTAACAGATATACACGGAGGTTACATTATGTCTAAACTAAGAAAGTCAGTTGACAAAAATTGGTATTCGCATTGCGACAAAATGTTGCAAACAATAAAACAAAGTTTCAATATCATATACTATGGCAATACAAATAAAGTATGTCATGTTGACACAGTTACATCTTTGCAAGATGCTTGGAAAGTAATTAGTCAAGACAGATATGATATGCAATCGTTTCATGCCACATTCGGACACAGCCGAAAGAAACAAAACTACGAGGTGTGGCAAGATAATCAACTCGTAGTACAAGTAACATATGATCGTTAGGAGGTAACAATGAACCATATGACACAACTCGCAAAACTAATAGATAAACAAGGTGACTATGACTTTCCAATAGACACTATATCAATGGCAGGTACATATGATGATGACTGCGAAACAAAGCTAGTCAAATGTCCTGACAAGATGATGATTGTTCGTGCAGATACAATGGAATATCTTGGCAGTCATTCAATATCGTACAGACCAGTAACTCATGCACAAGTGCTTGACCCTATCATTGATATAGCAGACAGCCTGAAGACACCATATGTCACACAGATAAATATGTTAGATAATGGTGCTATGATGGACACACGATTAGTATTCAAAGAGATATGCTTTGATGATCCTGCAATGCAAGACTATGTTGCATTTCAGATATCAGTTCGTAACTCATATAATGGTGTGTGGTCAGTGATGATTCAAGCTGATGGTTTACGAATGTTCTGCAACAACAAATGCACAACACCTGATCCAGTTGCTAACTTCAGGCTCAAACATAATGGTCACTTCAAGTATAACTTTCAGCATCTGAAACAATCAGTAGATTTGTTTCGTAGCAATGAGCAAAGATATCGTGAGTGGTACAGAACACCAGTCAGAGATGAAGATGCAGACTCTATGTTTTCAAAACTTACTTACACAACAAAACCTACAGTTGATGGTAAGTATCGTAACGAAACTCAGTATGCAAAGTTGCAACAACACTGGAGTGAATATCAAAGTAGCATTGGTAAGAACAAATGGGGTCTTTACAATGCTGTAACACATTGGATTTCTCACCCTGAAAATGTCAGTAGCACCAACAAAACTATTGTAGAACGTAACAATAAAATGGTAAGCTATATGAATAGACCAAACTCAATACTCAACTAATGGAGGTTAAGTTGATTACATACACTACTAAAGAACTAAAACTATGCGAGTCGTATGCACGGATCGCACACCCATCAGATCACAGAGAAATGTTTGAGCATTTGTGTGAGGTAGCTAAGCCATATGGTGAGCTACACCCACAAATGTGGATAAACAAAATGACTGTCAAGACTACAAAGATTTGGGAGCAGAACCACCCTGATCTACAGATGTCAGATATTATTGAAGAAGTACTCAATGATAGCAGTATCAAACATATGAACTTCAAGTAATCCCTTGTGGTTGTTAGGGTAGTAGCCAAGTATGTTCCTTTCCATACTTGGCTACGTCTAAACTATGAAAAACACAGTTAAATATCAGCACAAAGCATTGATTGATGCACTAGTAGAAACTCGGAAGAGCAGCAAACTTTCGCAGGAGAAACTTGCTTTGACAATTGGTGTTGATACAAAACTGTTTGGACAATGGGAACGTAAACTTGTTGAGCCAAAACTATTTAACCTGCTATGTTGGTGTGAAGCATTGCAGGTATATTTAACTATATCAAAAGATGATGGAGAGTTTTGATGCAGAAATTTATGAGTATGGCTGAAGTAAAAGCTAGAATAAATCCTGATGAAGATATATTTACTAGAGAAGAATTAATAGCAATCAAGGTGAGTATGCAATTTATTCAAGAAAAGTTTTATTATTTGAATCAAGATAAAAAAACTAAAACTTATAAACAACTAATAACTATAAGGGATAAATGTATAGATGCCCTCGAAAAGTAAAATCAAAGGTAACTATCACGAGAACTGGTTTGTAAAATTATTTAGTTCTTGGAAGTTGCCATGTAAAAAAGTTCCCCTCTCAGGTAGTCTGGGAGGAGAACATACTGGCGATTTAAAACTAACTATTAATGATAAAGAATATATTGTTGAAGTTAAGTACAGAGCAGTAGATAAATTTCCTAGTGTATTCAAGGTGTTACAAGGAAAAGATATTGCTTTGTATAAACGTAAAACTGGTGATCCAAGATGGGTTGCTGTAATACCTGATAAAATCATGGAGGATCTTATAAAATGATATGTGTGATATGTAAAAAAGAAATAGAAAAACAATACACAGCAGATGGTGTAATGTATTGGGATCAAGGCAATAGTGCAGAACCAATAGCAAATGGTAGATGTTGCAATAAATGTGACAGAGATATTGTCTTGCCACATAGATTAGCAGAAGTTCTCATTAACAAGGAGGTGTAATATGGGTAACGTAAAAAAACAATTACAAGACTATTATGATCGTGTAGTGCAACTTGATGGTCTTGAACAGCAAATAGATATTGCAGAAGATGTGTCACAGATACAAAGATTTATCAACTACAAAATGAAACCAAAGTTTCAATCAGAAAAAGACCTATGTAATGATATTGCAGTAGAACTTTGGAATGAACATTGGAGTAAATACAATGTACCACTTAGATAAAGATTGGCAACCAAGCCAAGAAATCATGGAAAAATATAAGGAGGTTAACCATGACAGAGAAACAAAATTCTTTAAACATTTCTACATTAAAAACAAATACAAACGAAAAGAATGGGATACTGAGTATTGCAAATGGTGTGAAAGACAACTACAAAGGAAACGAAATCGCACAACTTCACTCAGCAAAACCCAACGAGTACACCAAGACAATTCGTTCTACTATCGAGTCCTTACTGAACTGCAAGATAAATGAACGAGTGAATAATCAATACATATTCTTTAGATGGGAGATGCCGCACATATCAGACGTAGGCAATCAATACATTCAAAGAGAAAGTTCAATCATTGCTTTAATGCAAAATGCTATGACAGTTGCAGACCCAAAGAAGATTGAAGAGTGGATCATAGAAGTGATGGTATGCACAACCAAGCAATCAGCACTCACAGAAAAAGACATGGCACTCAAAGCTCGTGTCTACGCAGGTAAGCTGTCACACATACCTGCCGACATACTTAAGTATGCTTGTAATGAGATATGCTTGAAGAGTAAGTTCTTCCCATCACTGGCAGAGATCTATGAGTTTGTTCAGCCATTACTTTATTATCGTAAATCATTGGTTGAGTCAGTATCACAACAATTAATATCAGCGAAAGGATTATGATATGGAAGAAAGATTTGAAGATGTACCAATAGAAGTATCTGATCGTGACAGATACGGAAAAGTACAGATAAAAAGTTACTATGAATTTTATCAGTCAATATTATTTGTTCCTGATAAAAACGACAACCTGCAACCTGCAGGAATGTCATCTACCCACAAAGATTATGTCTAAATACTTGATATAATTAAATAAATATGTTATGCTGATAGCAAGAAATGGAGGTTGCAATGGCAGTAGAACTACGTCTTTCGCCACATAAAGAAGATTATATCAGAGGTTCTGATATGGTTACACTTATGTCTGGCAAATGGAATGAACTATATAAAATTAAAACTGGTAAGGTTGGTCGTGTAGATTTGTCACACGAGTTTCATGTTCAGCTTGGTGTAGAAACAGAAAATTTTAATCTCATGTGGTCGCAAAGAGCATTTGATTATGAGTGGTCGGCACAGAAAAAATTTGAAATGTCGTATGGTAGCATACCATTTCAAGGTACAGTTGATGGCTACGATAAAGACAAGCATATGATAATCGAATGTAAACATACTCATGGCATGAATACTATGGAGAATATGATTAACTTCTATATGCCACAGATACAGTTTTATCTTTACATATCAAAGGCAAAACAATGTTTATTGTCTGTCATACTTGGTAATAAATATGATGGAGTTATCATAGATAGTAGTCAACAGTATCAAGCTGAGATGCTTAATATGATAAAAATCTTTTGGGATTATGTAGTACATAATGAAGAGCCTGAAGATAAATATATCAATACATCAACTAGTATTACTGATGCCATACCTATCAATGGCAAGACAAAGCGAGATGTATCAAAGAGCAACAGTTTTACTGAAGCTACTAATGCTTACATGATGTTTGAAGAAACAGCTAAAAAGTTTGAGAAAGCAAAGAAGATGCTTAAAGAAGAGATCAAGCCTGATGAATCAGAAGTCTACAATGATGTTCTATCTATCAAGCGAGATAAACGAGGGTCAATTCGTATCACAAAAAAAAAGGGTGAGTAGACCCAACTCACCCTATAACCTATCTGTATAATGGAGGTTACACATGACAGATAATAAAAGTAATACCAAAAAGCCAACACCTAGTAAAGTATATAACTTAGCTAGTGCAATGTTAGCATTTCAAAAACTTGCTGTTACTGCTAAAAAAGATGGCAAGAATCCACACTTCAGAAGTAACTATTCAAAACTTGAGTCTGTTATTGAAGCAGTAAATCAAGGCAATCAGTTTGGTTTATTTTTCACTCAAGAGATTGATTATGTATGGGTAAGCCATCATGATGCTACATCAGAAGTTGTAGTTGTTACTACTGTACGTCATGTCAATGACGATAAAACATATGTATCTAAGCTACCAATCATTCTATCCAAAGATAATATGCAGAATCCACAAAAGGTTGGATCAGCAGTTACATATGCAAAGAGATACACACTACAAGCTGTGTATGGTCTGCCATCAGAAGATGATGATGGCAATGAGGCAAGTAAGCCTACAATAAATATATCAAAGCCAACACCAAGAGGAGAAGATGATGGATTATGATAACACAGATAAAGGTAGCTTTTTCAAACCACGAGCAGATGAAAGTCTGCTTGTGCAAGGTAAGCTAAATAGTAATGGCAATGAATATCGTATGGTAGTTATAAAAGCATCACTACCTGACGGTGGCAATGCCAGAGATTTGTATGTCAAGGTCGGTACTTTATTTGAGAATGATAAATCTCAAAATGAGAAGTCACCTGATTTCAGTGGACCAATAGAATTACCTAATCAAGAAAAAAGAAGATTAGCTTGTTGGAAAACTGTATCCAATGATGGCAATACAAAGTTCTTGTCTGCTCGTATTGGTGATAAGACACCACGAGTAGGTGAAGATACTGTCACAATTAACAATGATGACACGGAGGTAATCGATGAAATCCCATTCTAATTTTGAAGCAAAGGCTAGAACCCATGACCCTAAAACGTCATGGGAAGCCGCTGAAAAAGTTGACACAAATAGACTTGAGCAAGTTGTACTAAGAGCAATTATTGCACATGGAGATAGTGGTGCTACACATGATGAAGTATTTACCTATCTAGCTATGAGATTTAAAGATGCTTTTCGTGAGGGTAGCATAACACCTAGATATGCTACTCTTGAAAGAAAGGGATTGATTACTCGCAATGGTGACACAAGAAAAGGTCGTGCAGGTAGAAGCCAACTTGTAATGTATTCAACCAAGTAAAATAATGGAGGTTACTTTGGAAAAAAATAAAGTTCACTATACTACTGATTATAGTATATTTAGCTATCTCAAAGGCAATAGAGATATAGTTAATAAGCACGTGAAAGATCTGTCCACTGAGATAGATGAACGAGATTTAGAAATACCTATTATTGTCAATGAAAAGATGGAAGTATGTGATGGTCAGCATAGACTTGAAGCATATAAAGCATTGGATAAGCCAGTAGCATATATAATAAAAGATGGCTTAGAGTTGACAGATATTAGAAAGCTAAACTCTGTTAATAGAAAATGGACCATGTACGAGTATATGATGTCGCACTTCAAGTTAGAAGTTCCTGATTATGTACACCTTGAATGGTTTGTAAGAACCTATGGCTTCAGTGTATCAGACTCACTAGCTATGTTAAATGGCAAAGGGTACTGCAATACCCATGATATGAAAATGTTTAAGGAAGGTAAGTTTGTTATTCATGATTTAGAGAAAGCAAAAAAGACTGCCACCTGCATTGAATATATTGGTGAATACTTTGAGCATTATAGAAAGGTATCTTTTATCCGTGCTATGATTTCTGTAATGAATGATCCAGTATTTGTCTGGAGTATCTTTGAGAATAAGTTAAAAAACTTTTCATCTAAACTTACTAATCAGGGTAGTCGTAATGATTTTATTCTTAATATTGAAAAGTTATATAACTATAAAACTTCACCTGAAAAAAGAATAAGGTTAAAGATTTATGGCAGTTAGTCGTAAATGGTATAGTAATTGCAAAATATTACTAATCAAGCTGATTTGCCACCTGATTAGCAGGAAGTAGTAAAAAAACTCTTGATTTAAGCCTCATACAGAGGGGGAAAGCACCCCCTCTAGTATGATTGTACCCTAGAATTACGTTGATTCACCCACACTTTTCATTTCTTCAACAAGCCTCATTGCTCTATTTGGCACTTGTTTTGCCCACTTTGAGTCTGTCATTTCGTATGCGGCTTCATACCAATCACGATTATCAACAGCTTTTTTCATTTTATGAAAGCGAGATAGTCTTGGTCTACCCATATTGAACATCATGTTGGCTATTATGTGTTGCACTTTCTCAGGTAGATTATCAAAGTTATTATATAATAGTTTACATTCATCAATAGTAACTTCAATATCTTGGTCAAACAGTTCGTTAACTCTTTCTTCAGATACTTCTGTGCCAACTGGCTTACCATATTCTTGATCCCACTCAGTGACAAGATGCCCTATTCCAACAGTAGGTAAATTTAAATGATCGAGATACACAGCATTAACACAGCCTTCATCTCGTTTTAATTGTTCTCGTAATAATTCTATGTTCATTTAGTCATACCTTTATATTTTTCAAATGTACGAAGTCCACCCAAACCAAGCATACCCATCAACACAGTCATCAAAGATCCCATATCAAACTCAGGCAAAGCAGGAAGATCAAAGCCAAACATAGTAGCAAAAAATAAAATAAACTGTGACAGAACAAAGTGCCACATCAAAGCTATGCCACAAGTCCAACCAATAAAAGGTCTCCATGATGCAACAAACCAATGTCTTGATTGTGCTTCAGCTTTGTTTACTTCTATCTGTGACTTAGCAAGTTCTTGTGCATGACGTTCAGCCATAGTAGCTAACTCATGTGCAAGTTTATTCTTAGTATCTTTGTCCTCTATAAATTTACCAAGTAATTTTGTAGCAGGACCAATCAATGCTTGTATCATTAGTATATCCTCACTTTCTTTTCATCTACTCGTGGTACAAGTTTACATATACATTCATATGTTGCTT